CACTACTATTACACATAGCAATACTTCTTATATGTTTATCTGCCATCCTTACACATATAAGCGAAAAGAATTATATAAAGAAAGCAAATTAAATGATCTTAGACCTTTAGACTTTGCTTAACCCATACACCACAATTTTAACTGCCTAATAAAACCTAGTGAATAGGTAGATTTCGAACCAAGTGCTATTTACCAAAAATCGAAGGAATAAGTCAATTAACAGATAAAATGTGTCGTTTTCAGAAAAAGTTACATTTAAGTTAAAACTTTGTATGATATTTGAATTGTCGGAAGGGAATAAAGATTCCCACATACAAATTGAAATATTTATAATGTCTAATCGGAGATTGAGTGTCTTCGAAGACACTTGGTCTTCACAAATCAAAAATGATGAATACTATTATCAAAAGATTTTTTAACGATGACCGAGTTAAAACAAGTATTAATACCGAAGCAATCAAAAGAGCTAAGGCTAAACTTGTTAACAATGACAAACGCAAATTTTATGCTTCACTTGAGTTAGGTGAATTAGCTAAAAATGCTTCGGCTTACTTCGATTCGCCGAGCTGTAAAGAATTGCGAATGTCTATGGGGTTAGACTTAAGAAAGGATGGCTATTTTAAAGTATCCTTTGGCTTTGACAAATCTTGGTTATACAAGGCAATTAAGGCCTACGACTTAGGACAAGAAATGTGGTCTAAGTACGAAAGTGCTGCTATCGAGTTTCAAAACGAGAGCGGCAAAAGGAAAAGTTTGAGTATTGCAGAATTGTTAAAATTCGCAAAAAACCTTGAAGAGGGGATGTCTATTGAAGACGCGATTAATCCTCCAAAGGGGAGTGCTGACCAATCAGGGGAAGGCAACGGTGAGGCCGATGGCGAAAGCGAGGGTACGACTACGCATACCTTTGTGGACAAAACGAATGGGGTAAACTTCCGTATCGACAATGGTACGATTATAACTACCTGCGACAAAGAAAGCATCTTGGCTTCTTTGACCGAACTAATGGCTATGGTTAGCGAAATGTAATCTTTGGCTATCTACAAACAAGGGAGTGTCTTTGAAGACACTCTCCTGCCTGCCCGATTCCTGCAAAGGATAGGGCTTAAGGTAGTAGAAGAAATTTGGATTTACGGAGTGTCTTCGAAGACACTCTTCACTGAAAAAAATGATATGGAATGTCATGTAGTAACACTGCTGCAAAATGCGTCAGCAGTAAGACATTGCCAACCCATTAAATACAATGGGTACAATGGGGAATTGATTTTAAGATTCTCTAAGGATGGCGATGGTCGTTGGGAGTTTGATAACTTCAGTACCTATGGTATAAGTGGCTTCTTCAAATTCGAAGATAGCTTAATCACAAAGAATTGGGGAACTGCGATGCCGAATTTTGTAATCGCAGAACTACTGAAAAGTGGGTGGAATTTCGATTTCGAAAGTCTAAACAAAGGTTGTATTTATTGATTTGAAATCGGGGAGTGTCTTCGAAGACACTCTCCACAAAGCTAAATAAAATGAATGATGTCATTAAGATTGACAAAGCTGAACTATTAAAGGAGTTGTCAGCACTATTTGCAAAGTATCCGAATGAAAAGGGAGTAAAACTTGGCAAGGGAGTAACACGAATGGATTTTCCGAATGGTGTACGCACATGGTCACGAATAACTGTGGAGTATATGCAAGTTAGGATAGAGTCCGAAAACTCAACAAAGGAGTGTGTCATTTACACACCACAAGAATGGGTAGATAAGTATAACGAAAGTAAATAATTTTTCAATCGGAGAGTGTCTTCGAAGACACTCTTCACAAAGAATCTTTAAATGAGAAAGATAACTCACGAAAGTGTCAAGGCTTTTCTGAACAATGAGCCGTTTGCGAAAAGCAATATGCAAGTGATTGCAGACACGCACGAAACTTGGCTATGCCTACATGGAAATGTCATAGCAAAGATAAAGCATACCGAACAAGGTAGAAAGCTATACATAAGTAATTGTGGTTGGGCAACAAACACCACAAAGGAAAGGCTTAATGGACTGCCCAATGTACACATATACCAAAAGAATTTTGTGTGGTATCTGAATGGGTACTATTGGGATGGTAATGAAACCGAAGTAAAAGGTTTTGAATACTAAACTATGAACAAATAAATTTTCTAATCGGAGAGTGTCTTCAAAGACACTCTTCACAAAGCTAAACAAAATGTATTTATTTAAACACATTGGGGATTTAGTCAAGGAATTGGCTACCAACAATCCCAAAAGCATAGATGGGTATATCCATAGTGGGAAACTCAAGATAAAATTTGATAACCCAAAGGTATTGGAACATCAGTTGGAGTCTGCTAAAATAGAAACCAACATAGAAACCACGCTACATATGGATGGCACTATAGACAATCACTTTATCATAAAGGTATGGTTCAATGGAATCTTAGCAGTCGAAAGTAATTTGTACTCTGACCAAGATTCAATAGACGAAATAGTAAATGTGATTGCTTCTATGAAGTGGAATTATAACACTAATCGAGAGAGATTTACCGACGAAATATTGCGTGGGTTCAACAAATAAATTTTCAAACAAGGGAGTGTCTTTGAAGACACTCTCACAAAGCTAAACAAGATGAGAAAGTTTTCTAATGGAATCGTAGATTCAGTAATTCCAATCGTGCAGAAACCTGCAAAGCTAATGATTGGAGAAGAAAGTATCGACAGATATTTTCACATATGGCGAAAAGACAACCGAGTTATAAGATATATATACATAACTACCCTAGATGTAGACGATAAGGATGCTAAAGACGGAACGAATTGGTTCAGTATAATGGATCTTGGAATAGATTTTGTGATGGGACTACAAGGCAGGAAAGATGAGTATAAATTGATACCATACAGAAATGTAAAGCAGGCAGTAATTTATATAGACCATCCGATGGGTCGAGTAAAAATGCACATCACTCCGAATGGAAAGGAATGCTTCCTTGAAGAGTAGAACTAAATACAATTAACAAGGGAGTGTCTTTGAAGACACTCTCACAAATCAAAATTAAAATGGAGAAAGCAGTAATCGAATTAGCAAAACGGCTACAAAAGAACGATTCTTTTTGGGCGAACAAGCCTGCGAACAAGACCGAGCAAGAGTGGTGGGATGCCATAGTTAAGTCGGCTAAAAGATTAGTCAGGCAGGCAGAGTTCCACGAAAAGTATGGCCACAGATAGTGTCTTCAAAGACACTCTGTTCTCAGAACACTTTAGAAAAAATAATATTTGACATTGTCATATAAATGTCTTATATTTGTAAGGTAAATGTAACTAATTAATTTATTTATAAATCTATACAAAGATATGATAGGGATACTAACAGAACAGGATAGGATATTCTTTAATACATATGACGAATTATCTTACACTAAAAAAGGCTCAATGGTAGAATTGTATGTCAATGATTTTTGCATTGGCTATATGGAAGTGTGGGGAGATTCAGAGATGAATGGTAGAGAATACCTAACAATTAACGATGAAATTATTTACCTAGATACTATAAGTAATAACAATAAGTCAATAAATTAATTAACTAAAACAAAAAAGGATGGAAGACTTAAGACAGAAGTTGACACGCATAGCCAAAGAAGAAATGGACTATGCAACAAAGAACGGCTATTCCAAATTATGCACTTGCGATTATAGTGGTTGGGATAAAGATGTTTGGCACAACAGACACGCCATTATTAAAAAGCTGCGAGATTGTGGGTACAAGGTATCTGTCAGCGTAGCTTGGGGAGTAACAGACATTGTTACTACAAAAGAAATTGAATTATAATTTAATCATCGAGTGTCTTCAAAGACACTCACAAAGCAATCAGTTATTATGAATCTGCATTTATTAAAACCAAAGGGAATCGTGTATACAAATGATGCCGTTCCTCACAGAAACCGAGTAGTAGGTTATCACAATAGTCCAAGTCCAAGATATATGGCAAGTGGATTAGAAGATGACATCAAGTCCTTACCAAAAAGAGATAGAGGACTCATTATGGATGCCGATGTATGTAGGTATACCATAGGATTCGAGATTGAAAAGAATGAGTTTGCACCACGAGCAGTCAAGCGTTACCCATTATTCTGTGGGTTCGAAAGGGATGGCTCTTGTGGTGTGGAAGCAATCACAAACATCCTACCATTACTTCCTCCAAGCGAGTGGCGAAGCAAGGTGTTCTCCTTGTTCTATGATGCCGAAAGGATTATAGATAGTCAGTATTCTCCTGCCAATCAAGATTGTGGTGGACACATAACGATAGGTATTAGGGATATGTATGGTAACGACATACTGAAAAGGGTAAGACCATTTATGGGAATCATATACGCACTATGGAGAGGGCGATTAAAAAATTCTTACTGCCGACAAAACATCACACTGCGTACCTATGACGAAGCACGAGAGGGCAGTAGATACTACGGCAGTATAAGTTCAAGGTATCAACCTGTGCTGGTAAAGGGTAATGTTATAGAGTTCAGACTTATTAACCGAGTAGATTCTGTTGAGCAGATGATACGCAGGTATGAGTTATTGTACACACTCATCCACGAAAGTGGTAAGAATCGTATGACATTCAAGAAAATGTTTGACAAGATGCTGCCTATTCTTAATAGAATGTATCGTTCTGACTGCCAAACAGACGAGTTATTAGCAAATCGTATAGAGTTTATATATCGTGTTGCCACTTCGTTCCAAGAAGTTATCGACAACAATGCAGTTGACTACGGTACATTGGCAGGAGATTTTATATATGACAATTATTAACCGAGTGTCTTCAAAGACACTCATAAATATAAGAAATTATGTGCGTAATTATTGTAAAGAATAACGACAACAAAATAGACACCAACATACTACGCAGGTCGTCTATCATAAATCCACATGGACTTGGTGTGGTGTGGCTTGATAGCTACGAGATTACATACCACGAATCAAGGGATTGGAAACTATTACAGACCAACAGACCATTCATAGCACACTTTAGGTATGCGACAATCGGCAAGGTGTGTAAGGACAACATCCATCCGTTCCCTTGTGGCAACAATCCACACGAGTACCTCATGCAGAATGGTACAATTATGGGGTATGGTAACAAGGACATGACCGACACACAAGACTTGGCTAATCACCTATGCAATATGCGTAGGGCAAAGTGGAAGAAACACTTGGCACAATTTGACTGCCGATTTGTTACGGTCAACACGCATTACAAATCCTATCAGATATACAACAAGGATGATTGGTACAGACACGATGGCGTTTGGTATTCCAAAGACAATGTGCTTATGAAAAGGGTGGCTGTCTATGGCACACTCAAGCAGGGGTATGGCAATCACGGACTAATCAAGTCAGCAAAGTTTGTCGGCAACGGTAAGACCAAAAGTAAATATCCCTTGCGTGTATCGGGTCTTCCGTATATGTACGATACCAAAGGTGTTGGACACAATGTAGATGTCGAGGTGTATGACTGCGACCATTGGGAGATGATTGACTTGGATAGGTTGGAGGGGCATCCCAACTTCTATACACGCAAGGTAACGCAGATTGTATTGGATAGTGGCGAGGTTGTAGATGCGTGGGTGTACTTCATCAACGAGGACTTCTTCGGACTTGCCGAGCATCAGCGTAAGAATGTCGTACAATCATATGAGGGTACGATATGGAATCGCAGTACCAAGCAGAATAGCTACGATATGAATACTTGGGATGACTACGAGTGGTCAGCAGATTGGGATAGCTATGACTATGGGGTGGACTATTCATTCACTCCCACACAGACCAAGACAAAGACAAAGACACAGAAGTTGTCTGACTTACAGAAAAAATTACCGAGTTGGACTATCAATAGCAGAACATTTGCTAACGATAACATCTGTCCTAATTGCAGTACACAATGTCTTGTTGACGAGTACGAGGGGTTGGCATACTGCACTCCATGTGGCGATGTGTTCCACGCAGATACGGATTTTCCGTTTTAATTATGCAGATTTCAGAGGGAGTGTCTTTGAAGACACTCTCTCCTTTAAAACTTTTAAATAACAAGGTGTCTTGTACGACACCACAAATAAAATAACAATGACAAACTTACAAAAGGAAATATGTAATGAGATTAGGGATAGATTCCCAAGTCTAAGGGATAAGACAGACAGAGTAATCGTTAGATACACAGAGGTATATCTATATGCTTGGGAAAAAATCTGTAACAAAGGTATGACCATTCGCCAAGCAGTACAATCATTCATTAACGAAAACGAAATGCACAATGTTTGAGGTAATAGAAACAACAAACGGAAAGTTTGAATCGGTCTTGGTTATTGACAAGTTAGCCGATGCTATACAAGAAATGTATAGACTTCGAGGGGAAAACCCCGACAAGGACTATACCATTTATAACGAACAAGGATTAGAATTATGAAAATAGTAGTAAACAAAGTTGCTCTTGAAAATAACTTCAAAAAGCACATTCAAAGCATCCTTGAAATGGCACAGAAAACTGCTGACAATGGGAGAACTGCTTTCTATTATCCCGCACCAAGAGAACAAGGGATAGACACAATGCATTTAATCCAAGAGATAGAGAAGGAAACAGAAGGTTCTGTCTATGGTGGATACAAATGTATTAAAGATGGAGAAATTAGATTTTCAATTCAACATTAAATTATGAGAAATAAAAGATTAATTGTATCAATCATAATCACACTATTATTATCATCGTGTGTAAGGGATTTAGAAATGCCATACGATACATTCAGAGAGTTGCGTACATACGATACGGACTTGGAAGAAATGTTGCGTGAGGGTACAGAGGATTGGCTGCAAGGTAACTTGGATTTGAAACCATACCAAGCAGACTTTCTAAACAAGGTGTTAGTTCCTGCATTGGCAGAGGAGTTGAAGTGGGGATTACCAATGGAAGTTATGACTGCCCAAGCCATTCTTGAGAGTGGTTGGGGCAGGTCTAAGCTGGCGAAAGAATACCACAACTACTTCGGCATCAAGGAATACCGAAAGGGTATGCAGGGTGCTGACTACTACTCGGATGAATATGTCAAGGGTAAAAGAGTTTCACGAAAGAGTAAGTTCAGAACATACGAAAGTGCAGAACTATGCTTTGTCGATAGGAGTGAATGGTTCTTGGCGAATAGCAGGTACGCAGACTTGGACTTCCGAGAGTTGGATTGCTACGAGTTTGCGAAAGAGTTACAGCAGCGTGGCTATGCCACAGATATAAACTACACGAAGAATCTATTGAGGATAATAGAGGAGTACAAGCTAAACGAATTTTCTAATTGGATAAAGAGAAGTCTATGACAACACACGAGAACATAACAAACAAGCATCTGTTCTTGGAATTATGCAGGCTCTATGAGTTTGAAACAAGAAGCGAAGAGATGTATGCCATCACAAGGTCGTGGGGTTACAAGACATTCGTTAGCAAGAAAGATGATGAGATAATCATGCAGGTATTCCGTAAGGATTGGTTCTATGAATATGTAATCATCAACAATAGGACAGATGTGGAACTATCTATTCACTTTCAAAACAGAAGACAATGAGAATTGAATCAGTTGAAGCACAAATTTTTAACGCAATACTAATCCATGTCGCAACGACTTGGGAAAGGTCAAGGGATGACAACCCAAAGGCAATCCGATATAACGATGAAGAATCTGTAGGTGTAATACAATCTATAGCAAGAACCATAATGAGTTATAGTTTGGTTCAAGACTTTATCAAGACAAGGGATGAAAGACTATGGAATAAGTTTGGGGATAAATCTTTTTCCATGTACATAGTACAAAGCACAATGGAAATAATAGAAGGAAATATAATCACAACATTTTAAACTTAACGACATGGATAACAAACTAATGAGCATCTTGATTGATGCAACAGCAAGCTATCTTAGGACTGCCCATCAAGGGGTGGATGCACTAAAGAAATTGAAAGCCATAATGGAAACAACAAACAACGGAGAGTTGCTTGGTGTAGGCAGGGAACTTTTTAACGAACACCTCGAAGAGATTATGGAGGAGATTAACAACCTACGACATATCGAGGTATAAGAATTTGAGATTGGGGTATTTTTTAGCAGGGTGTCTTCGAAGACACTCTGCGTTTTAAAACTTTAAACAATGAGTGAGAATCAATTTGAAAGATTGAAAAGAATTATGGAGATACAAAGTGCAGAAGACCACAAGTGGTGGGATGAGCAGGGTATCATAGATGAAAACAAATCAATCAAGGAAAAAATCAACAAAGTAGTTGGAGATGAAAGTTAATTTTAATATATTTGTAACAATGAAGTATCTAATATGAAGACTAAATTAAAATGGGAGCAGGTAATGGAAGACCATTACAATATGCTCGAAGAAGAATATCAAGAAGAAATGTTTACTAAACCTAAACATATTTACGAATCGGAAAACGAAAAACAATGAGAAGACAAAACAAAGAAGCATTTGATTTATACCTAAGTGCAGTGTCAGAAAAGATGGGCATTACTAAGAGCCTCATTCTATCAAAGAATTTAGATAGAGATGTTACGGCAGCAAGACATATGCTTTGGAAGTTGTGCAAAAACAGACCGATGAGGGTAGCTACCATTCAAAAGTTTATGCTTGAGTATGGACACAAGGTATCTCATACTGCAATCATCAATGCCATAAGAAGGATGGAGAAGAAGTTTGTAGATGATGTTAACTATGAAGTCATGTTTGAATCACTACAATAATGTTTACCGAGATACAATTATGGGAGCAGGCAGGCGAAGATAGATTGTCTGTTCCACTTGACACAAGGCTCTACGAAGCACGACTTTTATTTGGATGTAAGATTATCCGAGATAAGTTGAGTGGGCAGATAGAGTTCTACAATACAGCAAGGGGTGGGGATTACTATGTCAAACTCAAGGAAGAAGAGATTGATGTATTTAAAACCTACGGATTAAAACAAGGAGTGTATTGGCTGATGATGTCCAACATCCTCAAAAGAATAGAGGGTGTCAATGATAAAATCAGATACGAAGTTAACAACAGAAACAACTTCCGAAAGATACAGACCTTTAAGAACTACCGAGAAAGATTGATTAAATTATTTCATCATCAAACTAAACAATTTAAAGAAAGGAATTATGTCAAAGACGAAATCAACTTGGGAGATACTATCCAAGATTAATGTAAACGACAAGGTAGAAAAGAAGAATGGATTGTCTTATCTATCTTGGGCGTGGGCGTGGGGTATTGTTAAGGAACACTACCCTAATGCAACCTATCGTGTTTATGAGAATGAGTATGGATTGAACTACCATCACGATGGAATGACAGGGTGGGTAAAGACAGGTGTTCGCATAGACGACATCGAACACATCGAGTACCTACCTATTATGGACTATAGGAACAAGAGTATTCCTTGTGAATCAATCACATCATTCCATGTGAACTCAAGCATCCAAAGGTCATTGACCAAAGCTATTGCAAGGCATGGTCTTGGATTGTACATCTACGCAGGGGAAGACTTGCCACAATCAAGTGAACCTACTGAGCAGGTAAAGGAGAAGGCAGCAGTCAGAAAGACAAAGCCACAACTAAAGGTTGGTACTCCTAATTGGAAGAAGGTGGTAGAGTACATTACTAACGAGTATGAAAAGGGAACTGCTACTGAGTTACTTATATCACAAGTTAGAACTAAGTACATACTACCGAAAGAAACCCTGCAAGAAATCAATAACATCCTAAAATAATTTAATCCGAGAGTGTCTTTGAAGACACTCTCATAAATTAAACCATATGAGTTTAGAGAAAGACTTAGACTTGCTCAAAGATGATGAGCAATACTATAAGGGTGTGGGTAAGAAGTACCTATCCAATTCAGATATTGGCACGCTACTGACAGACCCATTAAGTTTTGGTGTGTCGAGGGAAGACAATGCAAACTTTGCTATGGGTAGGTTGTTTCACTACGCACTTATAGAACCCCAAAAAATAGACACTATAAAGTCTATTGATGTATCATCTCGTAGGGCAAAGAAGTATACAGATGCAGTTGCTGAATCGGGAGAACCATTCCTATTACTACAGAAGGAAGTCGATGAGATAAACTTTCTCGTTGGTGCTATGAAGCATAGCGAATACTTCTCTTCATTGATATATCAAATGGGGAATCAATACGAAGTTCCTGCAATCAAGGAGGTAATGGGTTTGTTTTGGAAAGGTAAAACAGATATATTGTCTGACGATGTTATCATTGACTTGAAGACCACTAAGAGTATCAAAGACTTTAAATGGAACGCAAAGAAGTATAACTACGATAGCCAAGCGTATCTGTACCGAGAGTTCTTTGGTAAGCCAATGCTCTTCCTAGTTGGAGAGAAAGGTAGTAATAGACTCGCAGAGTTTCCTTGTGCTGAATCATTTTATGAGAGTGGTAAGCGTAAGGTTGAACAAGCAATACAAGTGTACAACAAATTCTTTGGGAGCAATCCTACAGAGGATGTTCGTTCTTGGTTTCATAAGGAGGAATTATTTTAATAACTATAAATTTATTTATTATGGCAGATGAGAAAGTATTTGCAGATGGATTTTCATTTAAGCGTAACGAAAATGCACCCGACTTTGTAGTTGGTAGATTGTCAATGAAAGTTGATGATGCCATCAAGTTCTTGAAAGACAATCAAGACAATGGTTGGGTTAATGTACAGATTAAACAATCAAAAGGTGGTCAGTATTACACCGAGTTGGACACATGGAAACCAACAAAAAGTGGAGAAGCTACTCAAGCACCAAAGCAAGAAGCAGACTTACCATTCTAAGATTGCTTAGTTATAAAAGGTTTTATGAAGTGCCTAACCCATGTTGGGCATTTCTTTTAATTTATATGTGTAGACTTCTTTGCTCCCTATACTACTACTACTACTTTATATATTTATTTTTTTTTCTTTATATACGATAATAATAATTAACATAATAACACAAACCTATATTTTACAAGGGTTTAATCAACATCGAGTCAACACATAAATAACATAATCTAATTTAATATGACACAGATAACCATATTTAGGAACATTAAAGATACTAATGCTCCTTTCCATAGACCAATAGAACTTATCCTTGAGCGGATTAAGGATGGCACTAATAAAGATTTAATAAAGAAGATAAGGTCTGAGAAGAACAAGAAGATAAGACAAGAGTTGAAGCAGAATTTACCTGCCATATGTTTTAGTGGTGTCTTCACAAAGAGGACAGACTCTTCTATCAGTGAGCATAGTGGTTTCATATGTTTGGACTTTGATGGCTATGAGAAGAGAAAAGATATGCTGCAAGACAAGGAGAAGTTTACGAAGAACAAGTATGTCTACTCCGTATTCATATCTCCAAGTGGGAAAGGATTGAAGGTGCTGGTTAAGATACCAAAGGACACAGACAACCATGTGAATTACTTTAACTCCTTAGAGAATTACTTTAACAACGAATACTTTGATACGACATCGAAGAATGTATCGAGGGTGTGCTATGAATCTTGGGATGCACTTATATATGTGAATGATAATTCTTCCATATGGGATAAGATTGAAGAGAAGGAACGAGAAGAAAGATACAAGTTCAGGGATGCACCAACCATTCCAATAACAGATGAGAATAAGATAGTGGACATACTTGTTAATTGGTGGCACAAGAAGTACCCTATGGTTGAAGGTCAGCGAAATCAAAACTGCTTCATACTTGCAGCAGCGATGAATGACTTTGGAGTCAATAGGTCTTTGGCATCGTATGTACTAAATCAATATCAAGCAGGAGATTTTACAGAGAAAGAAATCACAACCACAATCAACTCGGCATATGCTAACACGGCTAAGTTCGGTTCGAAGTATTACGAAGATGAAGACAGGATAAACAACCTGCGTTTAAAACTACGCAGGGGTGTATCAAGAAAAGAGGTAAGGCATCAGTTGCAGCAGTCAGATTTAGAAGGAGAAGTGATTGATAGTGTGATAAACAGATTGGAAGATGAGAATAAGGAAGCTACCTTTTGGACAAAGAACGACAAAGGTGCAATCAAAATAATCCATGTTCTGTTCAAACAGTTTTTAGAAGACAATGGCTTCTATAAGTTTTGCCCCGAAGGGAGCAGGAACTATGTGTTCGTAAAGGTAACAAACAATCTTATAGACCACACAGATGAGAAGCAGATAAAGGACTTTATACTATCGCATCTAATTGAGTTGGATGACATCAGTATATACAATTACTTTGCAGACCAAACGAGATTCTTTAGAGAGGAGTTTCTAACCCTACTGTCCACGATAGATATATATTTCATCGAGGACACAAAAGACACAAGCTATCTGTACTATAAAAATTGTGCAGTAAAAATTACAAAGGATAGAGTGGAGAAGATAGACTACTTGGACTTGGGTGGATATGTATGGAAAGACCATGTGATTGATAGAAACTTTCATCATTGTGGATTCTCTGAGTCATTCAGCTATGCTAAGTTCATACGGAACATATGTAACAATGACGACAATAGGATTGTATCTATGAAATCCACTATTGGTTTTATGATGCACGGACACAAGAACCTATCGTTCTGTCCTGCTGTGATTCTCAATGATGAAGTTATATCTGACAATCCCGAAGGAGGTACAGGTAAGGGAATCTTTATGAACGCACTTGGACAGATGAAGAAAGTTGTAACCATTGATGGCAAATCATTTAACTTCGAGAGGTCATTTGCATATCAACTTGTATCGGCAGACACGCAGATACTTGTGTTCGATGATGTGAAAAAGAACTTCGACTTCGAGAGATTGTTCTCCGTAGTTACAGAGGGATTGACATTAGAGAAGAAGAACAAGGATGCTATCAAGATACCATTCAGCAAATCTCCAAAGATTGCAATCACTACTAACTATGCAATCAAGGGTGCAGGTAACTCATTTGCTAGGAGGAAGTGGGAGTTAGAGTTCTTCCAGCACTACCACAAAGACTTCACTCCATTGGATGAGTTTGGTAAGCTGATGTTTGGGGATTGGAATGATGACGATTGGTGTGAGTTTGATAACTATATGATAACTTGCCTTCAAAGTTACTTGAGTGATGGACTTGTGAAGAGTAAGTTTGTTAACTTGAGGGTTCGTCAGCTATCAGCAGAAACATCGCACGACTTTATTGAGTGGTGTGGACTACTGAAAGGTGGCACAATAAACCACAATCTAAGAACCAACGAGAGGATTCGTATGCAAGATTGCTACTATGATTTTATTTCCGACTATCCCGACTACGCACCAAAGTCTAAGATGACAATCAGCCGAAGCAGGTTTAACAAATGGATGTTAGCCTATGGAAAGTTTGCAGCAGGCAGTAATGTCAATGATGGCAGGGATGCACAGGGTAAGTGGATGATGATAATAGAACACGATGAAGAATAACTAATCAGCATATTTCTGTATGGTATCGTTCCCCTTTTGGAACGGTATCGTACCTTTTTTGGAACAATTTTATTTTACTTTTAATTAAATTTTATTATGTACTTTACCCAAAGAATCAAAAAAGGAAGGCACTTCTCCAATCCATTTTGGAGACCATTCAGATTTAAGCCACAGGAGTTTGTGTTCACTGACCTATCATTGGACTACATCTTGGAGCAGCAATCAGACCAAGCAGACATCAATAAATTAATTGGTGTGGCTGTTGGTTATCGAGAACCAAGATACAATAGCAGGATGATTGGGTGGTCATATGACCCCAAGAATGATGTGATTAACTTCTATCTATACTCTCATCATCCTCAACTGAGGTCAGAGAGTAATCCATATGGCGTGGATAAGAAGCATATGTTGTCAATAGACAAGGATGTGTATGGATTGGTTGTGATTAACTTCACATATGACAAGGTGGAACTTATGGTAAGCACAAGGAACAATAGTTATATGAGGTCAGTGGCGAACTATACAATAGCATTACCTAAGATATTTTTCAGAATGATATTCCCATACTTCGATGGTAATCAGAAAGCACCAAAAGATTTTAAGTTCAGCTTTGTAATGAACACATACAAAAAATAGCAGTCATATAATCATAGTATCTTTATGGTATTATGAGGCTTATACTCTTGGCACTATTTACTACTTTTAGTTATTACTTTGTTGTGGTTACATCGACAGGTGGTAGAACTATATTTGTAAACAAGGGAGAGGGTGTGCATAGATATGACGATACACTAAATATAAGGCTGTATTTTTCTAAAAATAAGGTAGCCATAGAGCAGCGTGGAGAGTTTAGGATTTATAGTAAATCAGAATATACACAGCATAGCGAAACGCTTTACTTTATGAAGCCATCTGTGGATGAGATACCAAACTGCTTGTTTATATATCACCAAGATGATGAGCAAAAATTATACATAAGGTATTACTACCTAACAAACAAAAGGGAATTATATCTGTCAAAGACAGAGATTTATCACGACATAAAAAAAAAGGGATATGATGGAGTTTCGACCATACCAAAAAGAAATAATAAACGAAGGCTCAAAGAAGCTATCCACCAATAGCTTTCTATACCTAGCTATGGAAGTTCGAACAGGCAAGACACTAACTGCTATGGGAATATGCGAAGAGATAGGAGTAAGCCATGTGCTGTTTCTAACTAAGAAGAAAGCTATGGATTCAATCAGCAAGGACTATGACCTAATGTGTCCAAATAACTTCAGTATTTGGATTATAAACTACGAGAGTATGCACAAGCTACCTGACATCAAGTGGGATGTAATCATAGCAGATGAAGCACACACATTGGGGGCATTTCCAAAACCAAACAAGAGAGCCAAGCAAGTGAAAGACATGGTAGCTAAGTGCAAATCAAAGGTTATATTCTTGAGTGGAACTCCGACTCCCGAATCATACTCACAGATGTATCATCAAGTATATGGCATAGCTGATAATCCATTTAGAAACTATGCCAACTTCTATAAGTTTGCCAAAGATTATGTGGATGTAAGGCAGCGAAAGATTAACTCGATGATGGTCAATGATTATAGCAGGGGTATGGATAAAATCCTTAAGGAGATGAAGCCACACACTATATCGTTTACACAGAAGCAGGCAGGATTTAAGGTAGTAACAGAGGAGAATATATTAGAGGTGGAGATGCAGCCAACGACCTATAGAATGGTAAACAAATTGACCAAGCATAGAGTTATAGAGGGCAAAGAGGAAGTGGTATTAGCAGATACACCTGTAAAGCTGATGCAAAAGCTACACCAAATGTATAGTGGAACTGTAAAGTTTGAAGGTGGAAACTCTATGGTGTTTGATTATAGTAAGGCAGAGTTTATATACTCCCACTTCTTAGGTAAGAAGATTGGAATATTCTACAAGTTCAAGGAGGAACTGAACGCATTGAAGGATGTGTTCGGAGATAGCTTAACCACAGAATTGAGTGTCTTCGAAGACACTGATAAGAATATAGCATTACAAATCGTTAGTGGTAGGGAGGGAGTCAGTTTAAAGGAAGCAGATTTTTTGGTATATTACAACATAGATTTCTCGGCTACATCTTATTGGCAAAGCAAAGACAGAATGGTAACATCTGATAGGTTGAAGAACAAAGTCTATTGGATATTTGCAAAGGATGGAATAGAGTATGATATTTATAAGGCAGTGTCTAAGAAGAAAGATTATACCCTTGCACATTTTAAGAGGGATGTGTTAAACCAAAAGGAAAAACAAAGCAGTTTATTCTAATGACAGAAAGCAAGATACAATCCAAAAGGATTAAGCAGTTAGAGTCTGAGGGTTGGTATGTTATCAAGCTAATCAAGACAAACAAGAACGGAATACCTGACTTGATTGCGATTAAGTCTGATGAGGTTTTGTTTGTTGAGTGTAAGACCGAGAAAGGAAAGTTATCTAAACTACAAGAATACAGAATAAAAGAACTAAGCAAGTATGGATTTACTACAGAGATATACAGAGGAGAATAAGGATGAGTACATTATCCAAGAGGACTTTGAAGATAGCCTTCAAGAGTTTCCTTTTGATGTAGTACCCGACATCATCCAACAGATTGGTAACAACTTCTCCAAGCTGCCTGCGAAAGATTTTATCATTCAGAGAGTATGTGGTGTATCTCATGCACATACAGAGCCATTCTATTTTATGATTCAGTATATGAAAACACATAGCGAAACAAACTTCTTATTAAATATTGAAGAGGTTGATTGTGACACCTTCTTGGATTACATAAATAAAAAGAAGAACTTTTCATTTCAAAAGTAATTTGACACAAAACTTGCATAATATAAATTTTTATTATACATTAGTCTTGTATATTACTAATATCTTACGATAGTGCCAAGACTCACAGCAGCCGATAGAGAACGATTGAGGTCTATTAATATGTTAATGGATGAACTGTATTCGCTAAATGCAGACATCTATGAGAGTCTTGTAGACATGGAGTTGGATGAATGTTATAGGAATGTATCTAAGATGATTAGGCAATTAAGGAAGCTACAAGAATCATTAAAAGATGAGACATAACTACAACCAAATAAGACCAAGACTACATGGCAATCGCAGGAGAGCCTTCGAGAATCTTACCAAAGATGAACGCAGGATATTAATTATCGGAGACATCCATGCACCGTTTACATTGGTAGAGTACCTTGAGTTTTGTAAAGACACATATGCAGCATACAACTGCAACCAAACAATATTCATTGGAGATATAATTGATAACCACTATCCTTCATACCACGAGGCAGACCCAAATGGTATGGGTGGTGGAGAAGAACTTGAATTAGCAATAGAGCAGATTCAGATGTGGTATGAGGCTTTCCCAAAGGCAGATGTTACGATAGGAAACCATGACAGAATGATTATGCGTAAGGCGTTTAGTTCAGCCATACCAAAGGAGTGGATTAAATCCTACAACGAGGTGTTGGGTGTGGATTGGAATTGGGTAGACAGAGTTGTATATGACAATGTACAATACATTCATGGCGAAGCAGGAACAGCAAGAACAAAATGCAGGGCAGACCTAATGAGTACGGTTCAAGGACACCTACACACGCAGGCATATACCGAGTGGTATGTCGGTGCAAACTTCAAGGTGTTTGGTATGCAGGTTGGCTGTGGGATAGACCACGATAGCTATGCGATGGCATACGCAAAGAGAGGAAAGAAACCTGCCATCGGATGTGGTGTGGTTATTGGTGGACATACAGCTATAAATGTTTTGATGGACTTATGAGGTTTGAGAAACAAGCAGACTTAGATAGGGAAAAGAAAGCGATAGAGAGATTTGTTAATCGCTTTGGTGGGAAATATGAGAAGTTAGCACCTGATGATATAGACTATCGTGTGTATGACAAGGATAGAAACCTAATAGCCTATGTGGAAGTAAAGGGCAGACTGAGAGTTATGAAGGATGCTTACCCATTACCCATAGCAGCAAAGAAAGTTACGAAGCTGTGTGATAAAAGATTAAACCCAACAATCATATGGGCGTGTGAAGATGGGTTATTGTACGCAAAGGTTAAGGAGTTGAGGGGAGAAGTTAGATGGGGAGGTAGGAAACCAAGAGAGGATTCTCTATACAACAATGATGCAGAACTTATGATGTACTTTCCAAAACAAAAGAGCATAAAGTATATATATAACTATAAGTAAATTCAAACAAACATTTGCATTTTTAAATATAAAGACTTAATTTTGAATTATCACATTACAAAGTAGATTGTGTTTGTTACCTATTTTTTGTATAAACATTTTACATACTAATTATTTGAAGGAGCATCCGTGTATTTAGGGGGGATGCTTCTTTTTTTTGAGTGTCTTCGAAGACACTTTAATATGGTTGCTTTTTTACTTTCTTATTCTTCTTCTTTGTAGTCCTAACCTTGCCACCATACTTGCGTTCCCACTTCTTTGCGAGTTCGGGCATATTAATAAACATCCATGCTCGTTGCTTCTTGCTTTTAAAAGGCATACTTATTGTTTTGGTTTATACATATTTAGTTCATTGTCCATCTCCTTGTACAACATATCCAACTCTCTCTCAATCTCCTTCATCGCTGCATCGTGGTCGTAGTCAGGTGCGTTCTCGCCAAAGGTCATCTCCCAAAGTTCGTAGTCAAAGTTCTTCATCTGCTGCTCACTGTCATAACCTTGAAGCAACTCTTTCTTGGTAGCCTCCTTTGGTTTGTTCTTTGCATCTCTTAAATCTTTATAGATTTTATCATTGACTACTGTTCTGACATCCTTGTACATAGGTATGAATCCTAGTATTCCAAGTAACTCAAGTGGAATCCTTACCATTCTCTCTAGGTTCTGTCTCTCTATTGCTTCCTGCTTTTGTTTTGGTTCATCAGTAAGTTCTCGTATAGCGAAGTCTAATGTTTTTAATGTCGGGCCAAAAGGGCCTCCCATCTTAATAATGAAATCTCCAATACCTTCTCTTTTTTTAGGGTCTTTTGCAAATGCACTAAACTGTATAGCATCATCGTACATATCGTACTCCCCATCTCTCAAGAACTCAAGATTGTTTTCATTGAATTTTTCTATACCAAGATTTATAATACTTCTTGTGGCATTACCAAAATCTCTACCTAACAACATAGATGTTAAGGTTGATGCAATAGCTTGACCTACCCTCTTGCCAAAACCTTTCTCTGCTTTATCTTCACTAAACAAGAACTCTTCCTCTTCGTCTTCGCTGAATAAATCCAACATCTTAGTCTTAAGAACATGGGTAAGTAATGTATATACAGTCATCCTTGTTAACACTGCTGCAAGTAATGCTGCCCCTTGTCTCCTTCCCAACTCTCCTCTACCAATCATATTCATCACACCTGTCCGTGCAGCCACATATTCAAATATCAAGAACCTTGTAAGGTAGTTGTTAAACATTTGAAACGCTTTAAGCATAGCACTTTGGTTAGGCTTTACTGTACCTTTAAGTATTCCCATAAAGGCATTGTCCGTTGCTGCTGCTAATGTGGATTGCTCATCAGCATGGTCTGTAGCTTCTTTGAGTTCAGCCGAATACTTCTCCATATATGCAGTATCGTTTGCTGCTATCTTATCAAAGTCAGGGTTAACACCTGTAAGTTTCTTGAACCTATTATTGAACGAACCAAACCAAAGAGGTCTTGTTACAATCTTATCGGGCGTGGATATAAGCGAATCTGCAACAAACTGAACTCCATTTACCCATATCTTAGCTGTGTTGTTCCAATATTTTGTAAGTATATTTGATACACTACCCTTTGCTCTTCCTCCTTTAACTCCCGTAGCCTGATTGATTATATTCACATCGACCAACTTACCTGTAAGGTCTTGGTCAGGATATAACCTACCTGTCTGCTTACTATTCAGATTCCTCATAGTGTTTGGTGCTGTAGCAGACATGACAACATTATTCATTGACATACCTTGTATAAACGCTTTAGGATTTAGTATTATCGCAAACGACAAGTTAGATGTAAGTTCCGAAATAAATCTTCTTACGCCTGCAAGGACAGCACGATAGCCTTGCTTTGCCATAAAGTCAACAATATCATCAGCAATAGATGTTTGATAGTATTGATTTAAAAGCAGGGTAGATAGAGCATCTTCAAATGCGTTTACAACTGCGTTCAATATTTGCCTTTGTTGAGCAGGCATATCTTCTCCAAGATTCTTCTCTGCTATATTCAATGTCCTCCTCGCTGTTCTTGCAGGTGCAGTGAGGTGGTAGTCAGTAAGAATAAACTTAGAACCTCTATATGCAGATGCGTATATATCGAAGTTTAATGGAGAGACCTTCCCTGTTCTTTCAATCAAAGACTTTGCTTTAGTTGATGGCTTCATTCTTTCGTTGACATTATCAACAAATGATATATCAGCAGTCTCGTCAATAGAACCCCTTTCTTTTATGGTATTCAAGTGAACATAGTTATTAAGTGGGTCTATCTTTTCTCCTCTTATTATCGTACTTGTGTATACTGCCAAAGGTTGTAGTTCTTTGTTGATATCTTGTATGGTCTGTATTGATTCTCTCTCTGCTTGATTGAATGAATCATAAAGTTTTTGAGCATCAATATTTTCTGTGCCATCATTGAAATCCTTAAGTATCTGTTCAAGCATTTTAGCATCAGCCTCAGAATACCTTGTGTCCTGCTGTCTTATTCTTTTTATTGTTGCTCTAATAAAGTCTGCTGCTTGATTGACCTGCTTATTGTCAGGGTTGCTATTAAACTCAAGCTGAATCATATAAACCATCTGCTTATACTTTGACATAAGAAATGCGTTAGGATTTCTGCCAAATGAAGCCATGACTTTATCTTCTGCTTTCTTTATCCTTTCATTTACTTTAGCTAAGTCTGTCTTTAAATTTGCATAAGCCTTTGATATTGCACCAAACACAGCATTGAATATATCCTTAGTTTTAAAGTCTCCAAATAATTGGTCAATATAGTATAAAGGATTCCTTCTTATTAGTTCGTATATAGAATCCTTCTTGGTTATTAGCGACTTTATTTTGGAATAAACAAATGACACAGGCAAAGGCTTTCCTCTCTCTACTGCATTACTAAATTGCTTACCATCATTGATAGAGTTTAATCTCTCAACCATTATTTGTGCGAAGTGTGGTAGATAACCATTGTTTATGTTATCTAATAACTTCAATAAGTTCTTCAACTCTAAGTTATCCAATCCATTTATAGCGTCAGTCTTGATTAAATCAGCTAATGTTTTTGCCAAGTTCCTTTCATCTTGGCTTGGCAAATCCTTGTGGTTAACCTTAGTCTTAGATACAGAGTCAACCAAAGAAGCCTTCTCTTTTGCAGCCTCTTGCTCTGTCATCTGCTCCCTCTCTTTTCTCGGTTGGATTTGAGATTTGTATTTCTTGGCAACCTCATACTCCTCATTAGTCATCTCTTGGTTGTCTAGCATTGCCTTTATGGTCTGTGCATAATTCAGTGAACCATCATCGTTTAGTACACGATGTTCAGAGTTCCTAATCCTGTCAATCAATGTTGGTATCTGAGACTGCTCTAAATCTATTGCACTTAGTATTCTACCTGCCATGTCCTTCAACTCTTTTATCGGAGGTAGTTTTATTACTCTATCTGACACACCCATGATGTCGATGAGTTTTAAGTATTCTTGGAATACACTATCAGGTATAAGCGTTGCCTTAACACTAAATATTCTAAGAAGCTGCTCAACCAATGGTTCAGCAATACCAAGTTTTTTCTGTGTATTCTTTGTAGCTACCGTTCTCTTCTTGTTAGCCTTACTAACCTTAGATACATAGTCGGCATCATTGAATACCTTTGTCATATAGTCAACAAAGTTTTCAATAGCAATAGGGTTGTCGAAATTTATTGTACCTAATCTCTTTATAACGGCAGACATCTGCTTGGTAGTTATCTTACCATCTTTTACAAGCTGTAAGACTTCTTCTGACATCATCTTCCTTGCTCTCTCTAATGCTTTCTTAGCATCTCTTGCTCCTTCTCGTAATGCTTTTAGCCTTTTTATTAACAACTGCTTTTCCGTGAAACTTATCCTCTTCACATTTTTTGGTTTACCCAAAATAGTTCTAATAGATAAGCGTGTCTTCTTAGTAAGTTTCTTCTTTGTTTCCTTTACTTTCTTGGCTACTCTTTTTATCACTTGCTTTGCAGCCTTTGTATCTTGACTTGAGTAGCCTTTCTTTTTCAATGCTGCATTGATAGCCAATTCAGAGATACCTTTTTGTCTAGCCTCTCTAATGAAATTGATAACTGAACCTCTCCTTTGTATTTCTTTTTCATCTACTTCCTCTGTTATCTCTGTGGTCTTTTCTTCTAACTCTACCGTTTGCATTAGATTTGATACATCTTCATTGAACATCTCTCTTGCTCTATCGAGTACAGCTTCTCTACTTACCTCAACCTCTCCTGTCTGTTCAGGGTCAAGACCTGATTGAAGTTCTTTCCTTGCTTTCTCTTCGTAGTTTACTATTACTTCTTGTGCTGCATCTTCTATCTCAATTATTTCTGTATCAATTACCTCTTCTTGAGTCTCTTCTTGTGTAGCCAACTCTGCATCTATTAACTGCTGCCCACTGAATGTGAGAGTAACTTTACCCTCAGTGGTGGTTGTTTCTGATTCGGCTTCTAAGTCTTGAAGTTCAGGTGGAACTTGACCTTCCTCAAATTCAAAAGAATATTGTTTCGTTGGAGACACCTCCTCGATTTGCTCAACATTAGTTTTTATTGGAACTACCTCAGTAGACTTTTCTTCTTCCGTTAGTGCAGCAACTTTTAGAGTGTCTTCGAAGACACTCTCTACTCCTTGTATTCTTCTTTCTAATGCAGAAAGGTCTGCCTGCTGCTCTACAGCCACGACATCGCCTGTTCTCGCTGTCTCCTTAATCTCTTTATCTATTGCAGAAATCTGCTCGGAGAACGCTTCCTGTGTCGCCTCAGTAGATGTTAGTTCTTTCTTTGCGTTTATCAACTTAGCAAGTCTCTTCTCTGCTTCGGGGTTCTTACTTGGCTTCTGCTTATTTTCTTGGCCTACATTCATTATCTCTCTCGCCTCATTCCTTGTGGATATATTGTTTCTAATCTGCTGTGCCTTATCAGAATCAATCCTTCCCATCTTCTCTTGCCTATCTGTCCAACTAAGAACTCGTCTATCTAGGATGTTGTCATCCATAAATGTATCTAAATCAGAGAGGTCGTTGGCAATCTTTGTTATTGTATTCTTTTGGTTGCTGACCATCTGATTCAACCCACCCATAGCTGCATTAGAACCAATAGCACCTAACCCTTCTGCAAGAATCTCTCCAAAATTTAACTCTTGACCTGCTGCTGCTTGTGCTAAAGTCTCCCCTAACATCTCCAATGCAGGGTCAATAGCAATCCTTTCTACAACTTGTGCTGCAAACTTTGTACCCGAAGACGCCAGCTTACTTGTAGGTATCATTTTACCTGCAAACTTACCACCCAAGAAGTCTACTGCACCAATAGTAAGTCCTCTTTTTAATCCAATATCTCTACCCTCACTCCAAACATCCTCGCTTTGTAATGCTTCTTGCACCTGCTGTGGGTCTGATACATCAAATCCTTGATTGGTCATCGCATCAAGGACAGCATTTGTGTATTCAATAGCTACATTGGTAGCTGCCATACCTGTGTTTAATCCTAATGCTGCACCACCTAACACGGACACAGGACTAAATCCTGATGCACCATACGCTGCACCTGCTGCTACAGCAGTGGGAACTAACTTAGAACCAATGGGTAACATTTGTGCAAAAGACTGACCTACGAAAGCACCTATTAATTCCAAAGGTCTATTCCTTAATGCTCTTAAAACTTCCCAATTACTTTGTGCATTATGGTATGCTCTATCGCCAACACTAAACTTACCTGTGTCGGCATCGTCAAGGTGTTCCATTATTTTTCTTGCAGCTTCCATCGAAGAATCATCATCAGATATATCAGTTAATCCCATAGCAATAGACAATATAACCTCTGCTGCCTGACCTCTACTATGTCCTGCACTAACAGCATTTGTAAACGCCTTCATACCTTCTACTAATTCTCCACTCAACTGCTTGTCATACTTCTCGTCAATATATGATGTAGCTATTGCATATGTTTCTGCTGCCAACTTCTTCTGCTCCTTTGCTTCGTTGTAGTAATGCAAAAGATAATCCTTCCTTTTCATTAGGAGGTCATCCTTAACATCTATATCTTTTAGTTTATCTATGTCGACACCAAACAATTCTTGTGCTGCTTGGTTCAACTGATTCATCATTCCTTTATAGTTGCCATTATATTCAGCAGCTTTCTGTGCCACCTTCTCTGCGTTCTCTTGTAGCTTTAAATCAAAATCAACTCTAGTGTCATATACATCTTTGTTATATAGATAATCCCTTATCTTTTTATTATCATCCTTTGCTTTGTTAATAAGGTCTCTATAATCCGTTCTAAGGACACCATCTACATACATATCCTTATATGGTAACTCTCCTGTAGTTACTTCGGCAGGCTCATCGAATGGTGCTTTCTCAAGGAACTTGATTAGGCTAATGTTATCATTATATCTATCCTGCATATCTCTGTATGTCAAGTAGTCTATGCCTCTATCCCCATAAAACTTAACACCCTCCTCTTCAATCTTTGATATTTCTGTCTTTGGCTTTCTTGCAGTTCTTTCTATAAAAGACTTGAACTCCTGTGAAATCTCTTTCCCTCTCTCTATGTCTTTTAAATATTGATTTAAAGGTATTAGATACTCTTCTCCATCAAATGACTTAGCTTTGATAGAACCACCATAAGTCCTACCTTCTTTCTCGAATGTAATACCATACTTGCCGAATTGTTCTTGAAGTGAACGGACAGCAGCATCTCCATCCATACCGTAGTATTGAGCGAAGTCTTGCTCTGTATCTTTTATGAATTGTGTATCTCTGCTTAACTCCTCTCTTTCATACATCTTCTCAACATCAGATAGAAATTTCTCTTCAAATTCCTCCTTCTGTCTTTCTGCCAATGCAGGCTGTATCTTTTCCTGCAACTCCTTCCTTCTTGTTCTCTCATCTGCCTCTTGCTGCAATACCTCAGATACGCTAGGCTCGTCTTTAAGTTCTATATCAGCTACAAGTATTTCATCCTCCGATAATGCACCCGATAAAAATTCTTCTTTCTCTTCCTTTGTAGATAAATCCACATCCTCTTCGGGAGTAGTGGAAGGTAATTCTTCGTCTTTTTTTTTACCAATCCCCATTAGATTGCTAAATCCATCCTCTCCACCTTGATAACCTTTTGATGCAAACAATCTATACGCATCATCAAATGCCTGTGGATTTGAAGATATTAATGAAATAAACTCTTGCTCATCTCCCTTATAACCCCTTGATGCAAATAATCTAAACGCATCATTTATTGCTTGTGGATTCATTTATAATATTTTATTAATATCCTTCTGTACTTATATCTTCTGTATCTGTATCTTCTATTGGTTCTTCTTCTTCTTCTGTATCTTCTATTGGTTCTTCTTCTTCTGTATCACCCGAAAGGTTTGAAGCAAACGATGCGAATCTATTTGTAAATGGTCTTTCTTTCTGTCCTCTTTCAGCCATTAGTTCACTCTTGATTGCTCTGTCTAATGAAACAGCTAAGTCATCTAACTGAGCCTGTATATCATTTGCAAGATTTATTGTTCTTTTAAACCCACCCAAACTTATATCAACAGTGTTATTGAATCCTCTGTAAGATACATCAAAGCCTAAATCTCCTAAGATTCTTCTTAAATCCAATCCTAATTCCTGCTTGTTTCCTGTACGAACATTTCCAAATTCATTAGATATATATGTGCTTACTTTTTCTCGTGGTGTCTGAGGTTGTGTTGTTTCAAATCTTCTATCAAATGTAGATATTTCATCTCCAACATCAAACATGAATCCTTCCTCTAATGCTTGTAGCACATTAGTCTCTCCTGTCAATAACGGAGAACTACTACCAACCCAATCATTCATTGTTAACTCTACGCCACCTGTTACAAATGGCAACTCTTCCCTACGATTACCCTCGTATAAGACAGTAACTCCTTCATCAGTTCTAATTATATCTAAAACTCTAGGCTCGTCTTTCTTCTTATTTTGATTCATAAGATTCTTGAAGTAGGTTCTCGCTGCTGCAATCTGCTGCTCATTTCCACCCCTCAAATATGACATATAGTTTGCCGATTGCCTTGCATTATATTTTGTACCTCTACCACCTGTACCCCTAGAAGTCGGATATTGCTTATATCCTGCACCCTTCTCTGTATATTCTTGGTCAATAGCATTATCAAGTTGAGTAGTAAAGGCTTCTCTTGCTCTCTCTTTTTGCCCCTCTTGAAATTCTGTCTCCCCATTGGGTGCTATATATATTAGCTTGCCTGTTTTGTCATTGTCAAAGTCACTCTTGTTTGTTACTGCTTCGTAGCCTTCTCCTTCTAAAAAGTCAACAAGAATAGATGCTTGGTTTATATCGTTCATAAAGCTATTGATAGTGTCTTCACGCCACTTCTGATAGCCTTCTTTTACTCCTTTGAGTTCGGAGTCATCTCGCATATTAACTTTTTCTTTTAAGATATTGAAACCTCCATACCTTTCAGCTTCTTGAAAATATGCTTCCTTTAATGTACCTAAACTATCTACAGCTTTTTTTACATTGTCTCTAACCTTAAATCTTTTGATGTCTGTCTGCATGAAAGCCATCGCTTCATTCGTGGTATATCCTTCGGTGTAATTCTTTACGCCATCAACCACATCGTACTTAGATAGGTTTACCCTACCCGAAGCCACATCAATTAAGGCATCGGTATTCTCTAGCCTGCCCAATCCCTCTAACGCTATCATCCTTGCGTATGTTAAGTTGGATAGCTGTGGGTCTCCCGAAAGCAAATCTTTTTCAACTTCCTCGAACCTTTTTTGATATGCAGTGGCAACCTTATAGATACCTTCCGTACCTGTCTTGAGATTTTCTCTCATCATCACAAAGTCCTTTGGATTCAATGCACCTGTCTTTAGCTTCTTATCTAGCATCAAAAGATACTCCTGTGCGTTGTTTGCGTGTGCCACACTAAAATCATTGGCAAGGCTATAAGCACCAACAGGATTGTCGTTAATGAACTTCATCGCCTCATTCGTAGCCTCTTGTATCTCTGCCTTCTTATCCTCCCTCCTTGTTAGTTCCTCACTAATCATGGTGGAGAAGTTCTCACTTATCTTAGACCAATCGGTATACTGTATAGCATCCCTCTTTCCGTACTGATAAAATGTATTCGCCATTGTTTAATATATTTTAAAACCGAAATGGGTCAAATTGATTAAGGTATCCTTGAGTTGGTATGCTTTGTTGTGCTGTTGGATAAATGTCAGTTGGCAAATCATATGGCATATCAACTCTGTAAAACTGTTCTCTTATAGGTAAAGGTTCAAGTCCTACCATTGGTTGAGTCTGAGGAAGAGGTTGAATCTCAGGAGGTCTATTCCTTATCTCTTGCATCTTTGCATTTGCTGCTGCCCTTGCTGCTTCACTTTGTATACCTTGTCTTTTCTGCAAACTAAATGGAGCAAATGGAGTTCCATAATTAGACTCCATAAAGCTATTTATAAAAGCAGGGTTTGCAGTTTGCTGTAAAAAAGTTTCAAAATCAGCATCATTCATACCCGCAACCTTAGAGTAGTCTACACCATTAACTACCCCTTGCTTGGCTAAATTTGCTTTAACTTCTGCCATTGATACCCCTCCTTTCTCTGCTGTTTTCAATGCCCTTTCTGCTGCCTTTACCCCTGCTGACTTGTCGTACAACGGAGCAAGCTGCATAGCTTGGAATCCTAACTGAGTAACTGCACCTGCTGCTGAACTTAATGCTTGTTGTCTTGCCTGCTCTGTCCTTGCTGCTGCTATCTGCGCCCCTTCTGCTTCTGCCAAGTCTAATTGATAACCCATATCCCTAAGTCTTCCTTCCTCTGCTGCTGTTAATTTCTCAAGACCATATAACTCCTGTGCCATTTTAGAACGAACCTGCCCTTGACCTTGCTGCTGTGCCAACTGAACACGACCTGCTGTGGCTGCTGCTCCACGCTGAGAACCTTCTACCCCTGCCTGTAAAGCCAACTGACCTTGCTGTAGGAAAGCCTCTCTTTCAAGTTCATACACCTCTTTAGGTATGCCAAGAGATTCATACACATTGACATCTAATCGCTTGCGAGCCTCTGCCATAGACTTAGCTGCTGCCCTTTGAGCCTCTGCTATCGCTCTTTTTTGTTTTACAGACTGCCCAATACTTATACCTGTTGATGCTCCTGTACCTGCTATTGATGCTATTGCTCCTATGGTTGCTAATGTTCCTAAAGGCATATTATGTTTTTTTTATTATCTATAAAGATACTGATTTTTAAGGAAACGATTTCATTACTTCCGACCTCAATACAAACAATTCCACATATTCATTGTATGTATCGTTTGACATATTGGCTACCATGTAGTGTCCTAACATACCAAAGTCTTCGGCAGCAGGGTCTTTCATATACAAGAAATACTCTGTGTTCGATGGAACAGGAGTCGCTGCCTCTGCTACTATATTGTTTGTTGGAATGGTTAGGTCAACATTTATTTGAGTTATCTTGCCAAGAAATATTGGTGTGTATGTTGGTGCTTGTGCATAGAACAGATAATCGCCTATGCTCATTTGACTGCCTAAGTTTATGCTTACGCCAAAATCAACGCTAACAAAAGCATCTGGGCCGATTGCATAGTTCAATACATTGGTACTCGTAGCAATACCACTCAATGTCCTTAACTCCCAAGTCTGCTCATTGATAACCGTATTGTTTAATCTAATGAAGCTAAAGAATGAACCCTCCTTCTTCTCGAAGTATGAATCCAACACCTGCCCATTCAAGTCCGTATAGTCCGATTCAAGGTCTACATTCCAAGCATGAGTACCCTCAATGTTTAAAGTCTTAAACAGCTTACTATCTAACACCTGCTCATTGAATACGGTCTTAACCTCAGATGGAGACGACACACCATAAAACTCATTCCTCGTAGCATTTACATTATGTCTATACAGGTTGCCACCTTTGAATGTATAGAAATATTGATTCATGCCTATCATATAGTCAGGCTCGAAGCTATAGAATGATGGGAAACCTTGAAATCCCTCGCTATATACAACTGTGTTCGTAGGCATATTATGGACAAATTGTTAGTGAAGTAATAACACCATTGGCATCAACAGTCATAAGCTGCTTGTTCGATGGTGGATTGATAGTATAGTTGCCTGCACCCACCTTATTCTCTCCATAGGCATCAGTGAATATAAAGTCTCCCACAGATGGCTCTCCAAAAGATACCTTATCAAATGGTGCGTTGTAGTATGACAACGGAAAAACAGTCTCTGCACAATCGCTTATTGTGGTTGCAGGAACTGCTGTAAGTAGCACAGGGCATTTAACCTCTATATCCCAATCCGATGAACCACAAGCCGAATGAACCTCTATATCTAATATATTTCCATAAGCTATGGTCTTTGGTACAACCATCATATAGAATCCTGTGTAGACATCAAGCACAACATCCGTTGGCTGTATCTGTAGGGTTGTACTTCCACCTGTAGGGTAGAAGTTTCCACCTGTATAGTCGTAATTTGGACTCGTTACATTTATGGTAGATACCCCAAAGTTAGCATCACAAGTTCCTGTAGAGCCTGTCGTTCCTGTATATGTAAATCCATTGGTGCTATTCCCCGATGCTGCATAATATATAGTCGCACCCGAAACTCCTACCAACTCATTGTAGTACACAGCGTTCTGCTCCACCCTAATACCATCAGGTATATTGGCACTTTGGAAATGTATAAGTATTGCACCAACATCTGTTCCTGTGTCTGCCCTTAGTCTGTACAACCCATCATTGGTTATACCCGAAACATTTGTTGTTCCATCACAGGCAAGATTGCAACTCTGACACGCAACAGGAGGAAGCAGACTACAACTAACCTGCTCACGAACTATTGTTCCATCAGAATAGAATCCATCTGCCGAGCATACGGTCAAGTCAGCATCATCGAATACTGCTGTTGAGTTTGCAAGTGTACTTCCGTTTATATAATAAGTTGCCATAATTTAATTTTAAGCTGAACATCCACAATTCTGCCAAGCAATCTGTGTGTTTGGAGGCAGTGCAGTAGGTAATCCACCTGCACATATAAGTGCTGTACCTCTAGGTGCAATAGATAAATTTACTAAATCCCCACTACAATTTGTATAAGATACAATTATAACAAAAGGATTCGTATGTGTAATTAGATATGTATTACACGCATCATTACAGGTTGTTATGCTTAGTATCGTATTGACTGTATCGGTAGCTGCATCCATGCTATACGAAACAATCTCAAATGTACAATCAGCAGGATGACCTGTAAGTGTTACAAAGCTACCTACATCTACACCAACCGTTGAAGGTATAACCTCTGACACAATCACTCCATCTAATCTACATTGATGAGCCAATAGGTTACTTGTACATAAACAAGATGTCTTAGCTATCGTAATAGATGCAGGTATAGTTATAATCCTCTTCAAGCATACATCTGTCAATACCTCAAGTGGGTCTAACTCTAATGTTATTAGCTTATCATCACAATCCACATAGGTTAAAGATTGTGCAACGCCATCTGTATTTGTTAGCGTATAGCTATTACAATCATCGTAGCAGCTATTTGTTGACTCTAACCACTCATCCATGTCATCTGTTGTCGCAAGCGTTGTGTTAGCAACCACTTGGAATATACAATCAGGATAGCCAACAAGGGTAATGAAGTCTCCAATCTCTACATCCTTAATAGTTCTTGGCACAATCTCTTGATTGATAGTTCCATCCTCTCTACATTCTTGAGCCACAAAGTTCTCTCCTGTTACACAATTACAACAAGCATCTGCTGCCACACTTCTATCGTAACATAAATCCACAATCGTTGGATTTTGGTATATGTATATCAGATATAGATAGTTTCCTGTACTTGGCATAGCAAAGTCTGCACTAAACAATGGTGCTGCTCCAACCGTAGGTGCTGCTACCGTTGCTGCTGCAAGTAAGGCATCTATGTCTGTAGGGTTGTTTGAGTATAGCGTATTGCTTCTCAAGTATCTAAACTCATCTATGTTTAGCGTAAAGTCAAAGGTGTCTATCGGTGGTATCTTATTCGACCTGATAGTAACCGTTGCTGTATCTGTAGGTATAAACGCACCACCCTGCTGTCCTGTTATTGGGTTATACTGCGACACAAGGGGAACTGCTGCTCCCGATGCAAACTCTACCTGCGTACTATGCAGTGGAGAAATGTATGTGCCATCAATCCAACGATACTCATTGTGTATAAATTGACCTGCATCAACATCGTTTGTTACACATACCTGTATAACTGTCAACTCTGCTGCATCAGGACAACTAACCGTAATAGACACAACCGTATCTGCCGAAGCAGTTATTGTTATGTCTGTAGTTGTTACATCCACTTTGTTTTTATCTACAACAAAGCTACCCGATTGTGCAGCAGCACCCGAAGTGTATGGGGTTGAATCATATACTGCATCAACCACCACATCGCCACCACTCACTACCGAGAATGTTACGGTAACATCGCCAACAAGATTGCCTAACTCATAGCAGAAGTCTATAGGAGAGCCTGCTGCCACCGTAAAGACCTTCTCCGTTGTACACTCGAAACATATCTCTTCCGTTGGTGTGTCTATATTAGATACGCCTAAAACATATTCATTATAGAATGGGTCATAGCCACCAAGTTTTTGCTTAGAGAAATCTTCTATGAATTTATCCCTAAAGAAACTTCTCATCCCTAAGTTAGATATTACAGTCAACTGCTCGTTGCCATATGAACTACCCCTTAACTGTATTATCGAACCCCTCTTTGCATCTGTAAAGAATTTATCATACCCCCACTTGGCATAACTCTCAGGGTTGAAGCTGATACCATACTCCTCAGACCTTGCTACCTGTGTGCCTAATACTTCGGGAACGGATGAGATAACACCACCACCTGCGCTGTCGCTAATCAAGTTCTTCCCTGCGAGTACATATGAAATCTTATCCTCTTGTAGAACAAGGATGTCTGTCTGCCTTCCATCCAACTTCATAATATGCCCAAAGTCATCCTCTAATGGCTTAAAGTTTAATAAACCAAGATTAAACTCATTGAGTTTATTGACATTAGATTCATCATTATATATGCCACTATAAGTCAAGTCAGCAAATCTATGTGCTTCCTTGAAGTCTTGTGCTAGTGTAGTTGTTGTTCTGTTGCCAAACTCTAATGGCTTACCTATAATAGAATCTCTAACCTTGTAACTTTCAACTCCATTACCAAAGGTATAGCAATTAAAAAATGCTGTATCTATTATTGCCGATTGTGAAGCTGTTTGGTTCTGTACATTACCTTCATGGAATCCACCTGTTATTGGATATGATGTCGATGACTCATACCATAAATCAGGCAAAGCATCTTGTGGCTCTGTTTCAAATACAAGCAAGTTATTTCTTCTTGTTATGATAACTCTACCTTCAACACTTGAATTTAATTTATCTCTAATACCACAGGCTCTTGTTCCTGTTATTACAAGTTGAAGTTTATCATTGTCGAATCTAAGAAATTGAAGATTATTAGTTCCTGTAGATGGTATTACAGCATCTAACATAGCCTCCTCAGTAATATAATCTTCTTGGTCTATTATGGTGTCAGTAAATACACAATTAGGAGGAGTGCTTCCACATCCTGCATTAGCATACCCTTGAGCATTTATTATATCTATCACATTATCTCCTACAAAGAAATCATATAGATTATCATAATCTTCCGATGCAGTAAGAACAACATCAAATTCAAATTCTCTTAGTTCACACGCACCTGCCCCACAGCCACTACCTCCTTCTCTAAAGGTTCTAAAATATAAATCTATTTGTGAACCTGTTGGTATTGGCTCATCAAAGTATGTTGTGCCATCGTATTCATTTACTGTTAGCTGTAGTTTTGGATATTCTGCTGTTGCCCATTTCCCTACAGTTATTTCTTGGAATCCCGAATCTGTCTGTGTATACTTATACAATACAGCAGAGAAATCATTTGACTTCACTTTAACATAAACGCCTGATGGAACATACAACTCATCTCCATCTTCATCGACAGGAGGAGGAGACAAGAAGTTTTCCTCTTTAGAACCCTTATCTAATATGGTTGTATAAGCACATCTATTTAATGCTCCATTTGTGTCTGCCTTAACTATAAGTCTATCTCCAACTTCAGCCTTCCTTGTGTTCTCCCCCTCAAGCAATAACCACTCGGAATCAGATTGTGTATCGTTAAAGAATATATTAGAATATATAGTCTCATAATTTTCCTTATCAGGCTTAATTACAAACTTATATCTTGATGCCCAATATGGAGCAATCTGTGTGTTAGGTATTGTTACTCTAATCTTATTTTGTAAATCAGAGTTGGAACAAGGAACATGAATGTTATTTGTCGCACTAACTAAAGCTGTAGTTGAACGATTATATTCATCCATATACACAATACCAACCTCATATCCTCTATTACTATGCAAACTTTTTGGAGAACCTGTCTCAACAAATTGAATTTCAGAAGCAACAATACCATAATACTCATACACATTAAATGTTGGTGTAACAATATTATCAACAAACCTCATAGCAGGTAGTTGCAATCCTATTACAGTAGAAGATGTGCTAGATATAATAGATATTGGCTCGTTAACTGCCGTAATACCACTCTGATATTTTGTTAGAGAATCTAAATTAGTTGGTATGGAACAGTTAAATACATCTGTAAATGTAGTTCCAATACAAGCATCGTCAACTGTTTGTATGTTCAATGCTGTACCTATTTTCTCTATAAAATCTGTATCATTAGCTAATTCAAAAACACTATTAAAGTTTTGTTGTAGTGTATATACAAAGTTTATTTCTGTAGTTGTAGTGGTTTGAACAGGAGGAGGTGTGTCTCCTGTAAATGTGCTATGAGAAAACCTAATAGTTATTGAAAGAAGAGAGCCTATTTTTAATTCAACTCCATCTAAATCTATATTTAAAATAGAATCAGATATATTTTGTGTTCCATTTATACTATATGTTCCTATAGATGTAGTTCCATCAATATCAAGGCTGCCTACTTCATTTGTAACAAGTTCAGCAACATACTCTAGTTTGGTGGCATTACCTGCAACATCAACCAAATTATATCCATCAACATAATTACCATACACCAAGCGATTACCCATGATTGTTTGTGCCTGCGCCAATCTTGGTACATTGTCATACAACCTAAGTATTTCGCTATCAGGCAATACGGTAAATATTTTGCTATTGCTAAATGTAAATGTGTAGTCTGTATTGTCAACCAATCCCAATTCACTCTTATCAAGTTCCTCTATAACTTTGATGATACCTGTGTTCATATCCTTGAACAACAACTCCACACTCTTAACCAAGAAACCACCTGCGTTGTATGTAATAACACAAGCATTGGTAATGTTTACCATTCCCTCATTTAAGAAAGCATCAGTTGTAAACTTAAATACATTTGGGATAAATGAAGGCTCAGAGAACTGAGATGTAGCTGAATACTCGCCATCCTCATATCTATATCTATACGCAAACGATACAAACCTTTCTTCAAGGAAATTATTTTGAGTAAATGTTTCTACAGGCTGTATTATTGGAGAGTTTGTAGGTGGTCTTTTTAAAACCAACAACTGCTCTGCTATAATACCATCAGTAGAAGTAACATTGACAGGTTGGGTATAAGCCTTAGTTACATTTATTTTTCTTGGTGGGTTTAGGTTGTCCGTAAAAAACAACAAGTCATCAACCAAATCTACTCCTGTAATTAGATACTGCTCATCAAAGTTAAGCGTGGTGTTAACACCACTACCATCATCTACAGATACTATATGGTATGTAAGGGCAGATGTCTTAGTGTCAAACGATACTATCATATCTATCTTACCTGTATTACTCGAAACAAAATTATTGTCGTGAATAAACCAATAGATAGTCTCTGCCTCCCCATCCTCATATGCACCTATACATCTTGCATTAGAAGATAGTTCTACTCCATCAAACATCAGAGTAGTCAACTTGGTATTACCCTTCACATTAGATACAGCACCTATCTCGGAGTTGGTTTCCTCTGAACCAATCCTAATATTTATTGCATCAATGTATTCTCCATTACGAATAAGGCGTTGGTCGGTGTCCTTATTCATTTTACCTAATACAAAATTTCTTTGATAATTTGCCATATTACTTTAGCCACTTGTTTTGACCTCTAAGATTCATAAGAAGTCTACTCGGATGTATATTGCTCAATCTTATCTTTGCGTTTCTTAGAAGTGCTGTCTTTCTTCTCCTTGCTCTATTTACCACATACTCCTGCACACCAAGTTTAGAGTTGAGGATTGCATACTCAATGTACGCATAGATATAATCCTCGAATAATTTATTTACAGTTATCTTAGAGTTGTCTCCACTTTCCATGCCATCAGATACATACTCAAGCACACACAACTCTCCTGCCATTCCTGATGAGAAGTTTATCACACCACCTTTTCTGTCAATACTAAAGGTTGGATTTATGTTTGCAGTCTCTGTATTTAAGCCAAATCTTGAACCAAGAGTATAGTCAAAGTACCAATCCCCATTATAGCAATACCCCTCCATGCCATTAAACTGACTGTTTTGGTTTAGGTATATAGACTTCTTTTGACCTGTAACTCTATCTAAGTCAAGTTTTGATTCTTCGGGTTTAAGGACATTGCCATTCTCATCAAACAAGATATTACAATCATTGTCTTGTAGATATGCACCACTCCAATTTGTTTGGATGTTTTCGCTTAATGGATATAATGTTCCATTTTTATACATAGATATTCTAACCCAATTCACATAATCGGGAGGTAGAATAAATCTAAGATTATCACATACATCTAATTCCAAAATCTTTACCTCCTTGAACGCATCGTAGTTCAACTCCTGTATTCCCCTTTTTGCGTGGAATAGAATCTTGTATCTTGGTTCATTATTAATAAGGCTGCTATTGCCATGATACATCAACATAAAATTGTTGACAATATCAAACAGACTGACATATTGGTATGAACCCCAATTAGAATCTGTAGGTGCTACACCTCCATTCTCATAATACTGATATGCAGTTATATATGCCATTACTTATTATTTTAGTTCGTTACTATCAATCTGTTCTTCTGCCTGTGCGAATTGTACCGTTTGAATCTCTCTGATACTCATACCTGCATATTGAAGTATCTTGTTTACCAAGTTGTTCTCATCATCCAAAGGAAGTTCAAAGTCTTGGTAGTCAGGCTGTGATTGGTCAAATGATGGCTCTCCACCTGATAGAGATACATATGTCCACTTAGGGTCTTTAGGGTATCTAATATACTGCGCCCTTACATCGCCCTGTGTATTTATGGTATTAGGATATAGATAGATAAAGTTTCCCTCTTGACTATATGCAGGGAACAATTCCGTTGGACTCGTTAGTAAAGAGTTGGTAAGCATAGTAATGTTCTTATTAGAAACATTCTCTGCCTCAACCGTATTCGTTCCAATAACCAAAACCTTATTAATAAAGTAGTAGTCCTCTCCTGTTGTTGTTGGAGATGGTAAGAAGAACTTGTTTGCTGCATCGTGCGTCAAGTCTTTCTCTAAGGAGAAGTAATCTATAACCTCTTCTATTCCCTTCTGAATATCAGCGTACCCTGTTCCCGACTGCCTTGCGTTCTTCTTGCTTATATAGTAGTTATATGTCGTAAAGTAGTCCTCGAATATATCCATCTGTGCCTGCTTTGCAAACAGGTTAAAGTCTGATGGAGAAATATATCCATAGTTGTTCTTATTGAGTATAGCCAATACTGTATTTCTTACAGAGTTTATCATATACTAAGTCTTTGTACAAAGATAAGCAAAAAAAAGAAGTGAGTTTCTTACAACCCACTTCCACAAAAAAGGAATATATGCGAATGATATTATTCTAAATCTGCTTCTCTAAGAACTCAAGGACTTCAACGCCCTCATCACTCTTAAAGTATGATGCCAAGAAACTTACAGTTTCATCTCCAAATGGAACAGCCACTAACCTTTTCTTATTATCCTTTAGGTTGTAATGTACATCTCTCCCATTGTTACGGATTGAAATTAATTTCTCATCTATAAACTTATTAATCTTAGACATTAGCTGTAACTCAGGATTTGTTACTGCTGCCATAAAGCCTTGTGCATCCCTCCTTGCATAAACCATTAAATCTCTACGCAATTCGGCAGTAGTCATATTAGCTACATTAGATGAAAGCAATATTCTACCAACTGCTTCTGCCTGCTCGATAGTTAAATCTTTAGCTGTAGATAAAGCATCAATCTCCATCTCAAGATAATCTAATTCTTCTTTAGCATCCTTCTCATTGTCCACCTCTTCAAACTTTCTTCCATTCATTGGATGGTAGTAAAGGAACTCCTGTAGCGTTGGATTGTTTCTTGGAACTGTAAGGAATCCATCCTCAAAGATAATTGGAGAGATAATAGCGTTGCCATCCTGCTCATCCTCGAATATGCTCTTTTGATTAGAGGCATACCTTAGTACCCTGTTCTCATTCTTATCTTCGTCAAAGTACATTAGTGGAGACCTTCTTGAGTTTCTTGATGGAAGGATAAATGTTAGAGGTGCTGAACCTCTTGTCAACCGATAGGTACGGTCTTTTATTTCTCTTTTCATTTGAATTTAATTTAATTTAAAAAGGATTAGGAGTGTCTTTGAAGACACTCCATCAATCCTGTCATTATTATAAAATCTGTAGTATAATCAATTTTACTCCTCAAATAAGAAGAAGTTGTTTGCACCCATAGTACATACACATCTTTCAGATAGGAAGTTTACTTCCATAGCATCTAAATCAGATGTAGCTGCACCACCTGCTGAACCTGTAATCCAAGTCTTCATCTTACGGTCTTCTGTTTGAGAAGCACGATAACGAACATGAAGGAAAGGTCTCTTAGCGTTCTTACCAAGAACTTGGTCGTATACGCTTGTTGTACCAGCAGGTACTAATAGACCATTCACACGACCTGAACCTGCACCTGTAGGTAGTCCTCCACGCATAGTTGGGTCGTTCAAGTATTTCCAATCAGACTTGTAGAAGTCATATCCTCTACGGAATCCTGTGAATCCTAGATTCAATGCCATGTTCTCATCGTTGTCGAACAAACCGTATGATGTACCACCACCACCGTAAGAGTTCTGCTCTGCTAACATATCGTCAATGTCGAACCCGAAGTCTCTGTCAACGAAGATTACATTCTCCTCAATAGCACCTTGCTTGTCAAGGCGAGAGATGATTGTATCAAATTCTAAGAGAGTTGTAGGATTACCACCTGACCAAACATTACCTCTTTGTGATACTGTATAGAAGATACCCTCAGAACCTTTAAGACCTTCTGCTAATGCACCTGATGTTGCTTCGGCAGGAACTGCCTCAATCATTGAAGTCTCTAAGTAATCCTCAAAACGAAGACGAGTCTCATGCTCAGACTTCAAGTACCATAGGTAGCCTGTTGCTCCGTTCTCAGTGGTTACTTCTACCCAACCGATTTGAGCCATATCAGAACCGTTTACAGCGTACTTGTCTTTCAAGATAATTGGAGAGTTCTCGAAGATTTCATCGTCAGCTTCAAGACTTCCTTGCATACCTGCTGTTCCTTTTTGGAACTCAGAACCATAGATAAAGATTGTATGCACATCAACAACAGCATTAGTGAAACCTGCTGCTTCATAGAAAGAAACATCAATAGTACCTGCTCCTGTATTAACTCCTGTAATGATTGCCTTGTTAGACCCTGCACCATCGTTACGAACAACCATGATTGTTTGTCCTACTCTCAATGCAATAGCATTGTTAGTACCAAACGCAGGAACACCCACATCATTAATTGTGAATGTAGCTATTGGTGAATTTGTTAAAAGTGTTGATGTACAATTAGTGTACTTAATGTGAAGACGACCTTGCTCTGCCCACTTTACTAAGTCAGAGTTTGAAGGAATCTCTGCTCCTACCATACGAAGGAATGAAGAGATTGTACGATTACCATATCTTTCAAATTCTTTCTCATAAGTATCAGGTAGATACTGATTCAAGAAGTCGAAGTTGGTAATGTAGTTAGTGTCCGTAGGCACTTGCTGTGCCGATGGTTGCAACGCATATGTTGGCGTTGCCTGTACTTGACCTGCCATAATTATTTACTTTTTTACTTTCGTTTACTTTTAATTTTTAAACCTCTTCCCGAATTGTCGCTTACGGAACGATATTGCGTTCCACCCTTCTTAGTGACTTCGGGTGCTTTCCTCTCATCCATTTGGATGTTTTTAATCTTGCGAGTAACATCCTCTGTTGCACTCGCTGCACCTTGCTCATAAAAGAACTTAGCAAACTTTTCAGGATTCATAGCTACAGCTAATGCTTTATGATAGCCTGCTGCATCATTCATCATCCCATTGTCATCCAAATACTTTGCAATAAAGTTTTGTGGCGACAGTTGAGACTTCTTAATTTCATCAGCAGTAGAAGGTTTATAGCTGATCGTGGTGTCTCCCAAATTGAAATCAAAACCTTTGAAATCGTTAAACACCTCGTTGGTTTTCTTCTCAAACCATTCACGCTTTCTTTTAACCTCCTCCTCATAAGTCTTAGACTGCTCTATGTATTGTCGATAGGCTTCAATTTCTTGCTGCTCGCTTTCAGACTTTTGAACCGTACTTGACTCAAGGGGTTCTTTATACATCTGCTTTTGCTCGTTGAAGAAACTTTTAGCCTGCTTAACAACTCTTTTCTTTGCCAACTTCTTTCTCTTGATGTCCTTATCGTCATCCAAATCATCATCGTATGAAAACTCAGACATCAACAACTCTACATCCTCCATATCAAAGGCATCGCCATTTGCTATGTAGAACTCTTTTAGAAGTTGGTTATCATCCATGCTGTCAAAATCCCTGTTGAGTTTGATGTAGTCATCCATACTCCTTCCTGTCTTTTGCTTGTACTCATAGTACGCAGCAACATCTTCGGGAAGTTCTTGGTTTACTACCTTCTCCTCGAACAACTCATCAATAGAAGATAGTTCTCTGTTGTAACGATTCTTGATATACTCAAGCACATCATCATCGCCAAACTCTTTAGGACTTTCTTCTTCAACAACTTGCTCCTCTACAGGACTTTCTTGTTCTACAGACTCCGTTGAGTCTATATCTTCGTTTAATTCTTGTTCGTGCTTTTCGATAAGTTCTTGTTCAACCTCTTGAACAGACTTTTCATCTACACTTACTTCTCTAACTTTTAATTCCATTTGATTACAAATTTAGTAAATTATTTTTAATCGTCTTCTGTTGCTCCGATACACGCCATAACGAACAGCAACACACACATTACAATCATATCATATTATCTTGGAGAGAACTCTGCTAAATCAAAACCATCAAGGCTATCCTCGTTAGATTCAAACCTGATAGGTGGAAGATTATTCTTTCTCTGATTAATTAATTTCGACTGCTGTGTATTTTGTTGGCTTATCCTTTTGGCTTTCTCTTCGTCTTTTTTTACTTCTCTATCTTGGATAGATGACTGCTGCATATTATAAATCTGTTGATTGTATTGGAACTCCTCTGCCATCAACTGACTCTTCAATACAGCCTCCTGCTTTAACTTCTCAATCTCAAAAGCTATCTCTGCCTGCTTGACTTTAATCTTACCATTGGTTTCGGCTTCTGCTTTCTGCATAGCTACACCTGCTGCCATCTGCTGAGATTGCATATTTTGCTGTGCAGCTATTGCCTGCTGCTGCATAGCCATCTGCTGCTCCCTTTCCATCTTAGACTTACGCTTTAGCTTCAACAACTGATTGGCTACCTTTAAATTTTTAACCTCTCTAATATCAATGGCATCCTCTAAGTTAATATCATTTCTTGATAAAGCCATCTGAATGTTTTGCTCCAACATAGCCTTCTGCTCTTCATCAGGTGCAACCTCTATAAAGATTCCAAAGTCATAGATATACAAATCAGCGATGCTATCTAATATAGATACATTGTACTTGCCTATCTTATTTACAAAGTCATCTTTGAAGTCTGAATACTCCAAAATGTCTGCAATCCTGTATGTCAAAGCCTCAGATATTGTTCTAAATATATAGAGACTTCCATCAAGGATATGTCTTGTAGCTGTGTTAGAATTTAATGCTGCTAGCTTCTGTAATCCAACTAACGCATTAGCATCAGGAGTCGAAGCATCTCTAGCTTCGTTTAATCCTGTTACCGTTCTAATCATGTTTAGGTAGTGGTTGTAGTTGTATATCAACATCTGTGCCTTACCTGCTCCACTATTAGAGTTTAGCTGTTGTATTGGAACTCTTGCATTATTAAACTCCCCATCCTGCGTATATGACCTACCGATTACACTACCTGTTTGAAAGTATAACCTCAAGGCATCTTCGGGATTGTAGGCGTTGCCTGTTCC